ATGGCGACCTCGTTGCTGGCACTCCTGTGTACGTCCTCACCGAAGACGAAACCCTGCCTGCCCCTGACGGTGAGCATCAAGTCGAAGGCGTTGGCGTAGTGAAAACCGAAGGCGGCAAAATCACTGAAGTCGTTGTAGCCGAAGCGTCTGCACCTGCGGAGGAAGTGGCCGTTGCCGCTGAAATAACCCCCGAAGTTGCGGGTGAAGTGGTGAGTGAAATCGCCGAAGGTTACCCAACTCTTGACCCTGCGATGGTCGAGGAAATCGTTAAGAAGCACCTCGTCAGCATCATGGAGGAACTCAAAGCCGCCTACACCGAACTCGGAAGCATGAAGGAGAAGATGGCCGCCTTTGCAAGCCAAATGGAAACCATGACCGACATCGTCGAGAAGGTTGCCGAACTCCCAAGCGAAGCCCCCAAGCCTACCGCATCCGCAATCGTGGAGCAACGCAAGGCCGCATCCATGCAGAACTTCAACGCACTCGCCCAAGCAATCCAAAATCTAAAAAAATCCAACTAATCTTTAACCCCCCAAAAACAAAGCCATGAGTTATTCTTTTGTTTCCCCGCTGACTACTTACACCGAGCAGCAGCGACTCCCCCTCATCACCAAAGCGGTATTCGCCGCTCGTTCTGCTTCCTTGTTCACCAAGCAGGTGGGCATCAAATCAGCCGCCGCCCTCAACTTGATGGACACCGATGCTGCTATTGCAAGCGGTGATTCTTGCGGATGGACTTCTTCAGGAACAACCACCTTCACCCAGCGTAACATCACCGTTGGTCGCATGAAGATTCAAGAAGAACTCTGCCCTCGCTCCTTGGAACAGTACTGGATGCAATCGCAGTTGACTGCTGGTTCGTCTTACGATGGTGTTCCATTTGAGCAGGCGTTCTCCGAGCAAAAGGCTCTCCGCATTGCCGAGGCTTTGGAAACTGCTATCTGGCAAGGTAATGCCTACTTCAGCGGTGTGAACCAACTGTTGAATGCCGCTTCTGGTAGCGTGGTTCTTGCCAATGCTTCCAGCACTACTTGGAACCCAGTATCGGCCTCCGTTGGTATCACTACTTCCAATGTCATCAGCATCTTCGACAAGGTGTACAACGACATCCCACAGGCTATCCTCACCAAAACCGACCTCGTTATCTTCTGCGGTTGGAACAACTTCCGCACCTTGATTGGAGCGATGAAGTCGCAAACTGGTGTGATGTACAACCAAGTGGATTTGCAGGGTCTTGCCGATGGCGACATCGTGTACCCAGGTACTAACGTCCGTGTGGTTGCAGTTCCAGGCTTGACCAACACCAACCGTATCGTCTGCACTTACCTCGGCAATTTGTTCTACGGAACTGACTTGCTTTCTGACGAAGAGCAGTTTTCCATCTGGCTGTCACGCGATAACGACTCTATCCGTTATCAAGCTGCTTTTAAGGCTGGGGTGAATTTTGCTTATCCCGATTTGATGGTTGACTTCCGTTTGGCCTAAGTGTAAGGGGGGAGGGAAACTTCCCCCCGCTTTTTATTCTTGCAACTCCTTAAAATAAAATATACACTATGTCCTGCTCCTTAACTACGGGCTATGCCCTCGGATGCCGAGATTCAATCGGAGGCATCAAAGCAATTTACGTCCAAGCCTTCAACGCTACTGGTTCGGTCAACACCAACGGAAGCGGAACGGTTACTGGATTCACAGGCTATGCGTCAGGTTCGTTCTTCCAGTACGACTTGACCAAGGCTACCTCATCGATGACCGAGACGCTGAACGCCAGCGTTGAGAACGGCACTTTGTTCTACACTCCCGAAGTCACTTTCACCATCAACAAGTTGCAGGTTGCAGTCCGCAATGAACTGCGCCTCTTGGCTCGCAATCGCTTGATTGTCATCGTGCAAGACAACAACAGCAAGTACTGGTTGCTCGGAGCTGACAACGGATTGGAGTCAACTGCGGGTACTGCTGGAACTGGTACTGCATTCGGTGACCGTAGTGGCTACGAGATGACTTTGTCGGGAATGGAAACAAACCCGATGTTGCTCATCGCAAGCACAACTTTCTCTGCCTCCGCAACGCAAATCAGCGGTTCGTAAGTATCTTTGACCTGCGGCACTCATACTCCGCATGGTTTAGTGGTTAAGGGTCATCTCTCACGAGGTGGCCCTTTTTTTTTGTACCTTTGTGCATGAGAATTTGCATCGTTTACAACGCCCATCCAACAGGGTGTTCCTTCTACCGCTTGGAAATGCCGAACGCCTACCTCGGCGACAACTACACGGAGTTCGATTATGTGTGCGTGGACAACATCGCCAACGTCAACGATGAGGACTTAAAGACGGTCGATATATGGCTTTTTAATCGTCTTTGGTGTCAAGGTACGCTTGACCAAATTCGAGGCGTGTACAAGGCTCTCACGGCCTTTGGAGCGAAGGTCATCTTGGACTTGGATGACTACTGGGTGCTGGAATCGGGGCACATCATGTACCGCCACTATTTGTCCACCAAGTTGGATGAGCAGATTCGTGAGCATATCCGACTTGCCGACCATGTAACCACCACCACCGAACACTTGGCGCAGAAGATTCGCCTGCTGAACAGGAATGTGACCATCCTGCCCAACGAGCCCTACGAAGCGTATCAGCAGTATCAGGCCAATCCTGACGAAGAGCCTGAGAAAGATAAGTTCAAAATCGGATGGTTTGGCGGGGCGCAACATCAGGAGGACATCGCCTTGGTGGAGCATTCGTTTGGCTTGCTTGCCCATGACCATTCGCTTGATGGCAAGTACAAGATTTATCTCGGAGGATGGAACGAAAACCCCGTCTATGTGGACTACGAGCGGATGCTATCCTGTAACGGTAAGAATGCGAACTACGGCCGCATCCAAGCGGCTGACATCTACTCCTATGTGGGTGGCTATAACTTCATCAACGCAACCATTGCACCCCTGCGAGATACCAAGTTCAACCGCCTCAAAAGCGAATTGAAGGTGGTCGAGGCAGGCTGGATGGGCAAGGCTATCATCGCAAGCGAAACCATCCCATATACCGATATTTTGGTCCACGGCCACAACGGTCTGCTGATACCTTACGGCAAGAAAGACGCTTGGTACAAGGCGGTCCGCAAGTTTGTGAACGAGCCTGACTACGCTCGTTCCTTGGCCGTGCAGTTGAGCAAGGATGTGAGGGAACGCTTTGACATCAGCAAGACCGCCGAGCGCAGAGCCGAACTGTACCGAAGCATCGGGCGCAAATTGTGAAATTCGGGCGCATCCTACATTTGAGAATAGGATGATATACCTATCCCCCAACACCACGAACACAATCGTCGTCACTTGGACGCAACGGGCATCTTCGGGCGACCGCTACATCTTGCGGCTGACCAATATCGCCAAGAACGTCAGCACGGACTTCACCCTGCTGAAATCGGCCAACCTTTCTTCATACATTGAACGCTATGACAAATTTTCGCTTGCCGTGGGGTCGCTTGAAACAGGCTCGTATCGTTATGAAGTTTACGATACCAATAGCACAGTTGGTGCAGCCGTTGCGGTGGTTGAAACGGGCTTGGCGTATGTACAGGTCGTGAGCCTGACGTATAACACCTACAGCAATACCATCACCTACCAACCCTATGCGGCAAGTGCCGTGAGGGTATTCGATTCCACCTTTGACCCATCCTTCGCATGAGCGTACAAACAAGAACGCAGTTGCAGGCAAGTGCCGCAACCATCACCACCGAAACCGCCGCAGGGGCGAATACCGCCGCCCGTGTGGGTGGACTATTCGATGACCTTGCCGATACCGCAACGCTTGACCGTGAGCGGGGTGTGGCCAATCTTTACCTCGATAGCCCGACCAACTTTACGCCAACGCAGGGAAGTGCCGTGAAGCTAACGACCGCAATGAAATCGGGGGTAATCAGCACTTACAACTTTACCCGCACAACGACTGCTATCACCTACACAGGCACAACGAGTGCCATGCTTCGGGTATCGGTCAACATGGTGCTATCGCAGGTCAACAGCGCACAGGTGAAAATTTACATCGCTAAGAATGGCACAATCATTGCCCAGTCCATGGCTGACCTTACGCTATCGCACGACAACGGCCATGCGGTATTTACCGAGACGGTCCTGCAAGGCACGGACAACGCAGAGTTCTCGGTGTACATCAACGCTGTTGACCATTCGGATCCCATCACGATTTCGGCTCTCACCTTTACTGTTCACACGCTATGAGCATCAAGCAATCGTTCACCCAATGGCTTGGCATTGAGCATAAAGTTCCCGTAATGCTCGAAAACAAAGCGGGCAAGTACATCACTTATGGTGCGTTCAATGAGTACCCATACTACCTGCTGGACAACTACCGCAGGAGTTCAAAACACAATGCAATAGTTAACGGAAAAGTTAACTATATAATGGGCGGTGGCTGGAAGGCAGGCGAGAAGATGACCGTGGAGCAACAGGCCCGATATGCGAAATTCTTTGACGGATTATCCGAACACGATGACCTGAACGACATCACCGAAAAGCTTGTCCTTGACTTG